TTCTTTAGGCTGTGGTTTGTACGGAGGAGTTCCTGTTGGTAGTACAAACTTTATGTTTGGATTGAAGCATAGGTCAACCACATTCTCAAGCGCAATGTTATGATCCTTGCGCATAGCTTCTACTCTTTGCTTTTTTGTTTTAAGCTTAGATATTCTATCGAGTATTTCAGCTACTCCTTCTTTATAAGCCATCTAAAACTCCTGTATACAATCCATGAGATTTTTCATTCTTTTCGAAATGAAGTAATTAAAGATCTTTTCTCTACCATTCATTTTATAATCATTGAACATATTGATTGTCTGATTTTGAACATCTTCAGGAACATAGTCAAGATCAACTAGTTGCTGATTTCGTTTATAACCACGCAACATCTCTTCATCGCAGAACTCTTCAGGTAACATACCATTCCAAGCATCTATCTTTTTTGAAGCGAGTGGTCTTTGTCTTTTACCTACGATGAATACATCGTCAGCAGATAGAAAATTAGGAACGCCGTCACCACGATCACCCTTCAGAATGTGTTCATGAATGTACCTTGCTGGGTTACTACAATTTACAAACTTCTTTTGCATAGGACTATACTGCTCAACGTTAGCATACTTCTGCAGTTGAACAAAGTCTTTATCAGATGAGAGTATTAATATAGGTTCTGCAGATCCATTCTGAATACCAAGATGGCCGTACTCATGACAGAGAGATGCAATAATATCATCAGCTTCTGCTCGATCTATCTGCAATACTTTATAAGGGAAGTGTTCCTTAATGTCGTCGCGAATACCATTCAACACTTCAAAGATAGTGTGCCAATCAAGACCTGACTCCTCACGATCTTTCTTACGATGTGCTTTATAGTACGGAAAGATATCACGGCGCCAGTAGTTCTTGTCATCGCAACAAATAACAAGCTCACCGTATTTTTCACCAAACTTTCTGCGGTATAAACGCAGAGAATTTAGTACCATATGTCGAACAAGATCTTCCTCGATAGGAATATTCTTGCCACCTATTTGCATCATCAGGTTTGATATCATAACCTGATTTAAGTCAACGAGTATCATATCAATTCTCAGTTACATTCTATCCTATATTTATTATACTTATATGAATAAGAATGTCAATAAATTATAGATCTTCGTCATCAAATTCTTCAATATCAATATCAAGAAGCTCAAGAGAGTCTTCGATAATTTCATGAAATGGATGATCGAGATCGAGAGTTCCATAAAGTGTTGCGCGTAAACTTTCAACACAGAATGAGAATCTTAAAACGAAGTTTTCTTCCCAAACATCAAAGCCATGCATTCCTAACTTATTGATAAGTTGTGTACCATAATGATCTACAACATGATCGACATAAGTCTTTTTGTTTTTGAGAAATCTTTCTCCTAGCTCTTCTTCATTCTTTGGCTTTGGCATTGCACCAATATTTGGGAATTGAAGAACATTATTAGCAGTCATCTTGCTAGCACTCTAAGTAAGATAGTATCACCATTGATCCTACCGTTTGATATCGGGCTTTCTTTACTATTTATCTCACCCATAAGCTTTTTCATAACTCGCTTTCCACCACTGAGTACCTGTGGTAAAATCTCATCCGGCTTTCTCAGTTTCTTTTGAATAGACTCATCGGGGTTGTAACCCTGTAGAGTTGTACCCTTGACTGACAAACCAGATGGACCCATTGCTTGAAACTTCTTAAGCATACGATACTTTGTATTGAATACCCAGAGTTGGTCAGCTCCTATAATGTCAGCAGGATTAATGCTTACAATCTTGTACTCTTTATTTTCTTGTTCGAACTTGAGATTCTTAATTTGCTTCTCTGTTGAGATAGGTTTTTTCTTACGAGTTTTGCGAACTGTCTTTTGATTAGAACCCCACGTCTCAGCGTCTCCAATTATACTCGCAACGAACTCTACAAACCTCTTGACCTCAGCCTTCTTCATATGGCTGTAACCCTCGTTGAGTTGTGGATCCATTCCACCCTGCAGCTCTCGAAGTTCTGTTAACAAGGGTTTGTAATATGATACAATTGCATTTGATTGCTGTGACTTTACACCATTCTTCTGCAACCAATCATACATCTTAAATTCTGATTTGTATTTCTTGAGAGTAAATTTATCTATCTCTTCCTCGATCTCTCCAATATATTCTGAGATCTGTTCCTTGATCCTCTCTTGAACTGATACGACCGGTTTCTTTTCTTTAGCCTCTTCTTTCTTTTCATTAGTTAGTTTCTTTGCTTCCTCAAGCATTTCATCTAACGAGTCATTGAGATACTTCAGAGAGACATCTGGTATTTTTAAACCACAGGCCTGCATTCTTGCAAGATACGCAGTAGTAGAATTTATTTTCCATTCTGGCAGTCTTTTAAGTATACGTAATTCTTTCTTATCTCTTGGATAATTATTGAAAAGAAGTTTAGCTTTATCTTTCGTGTTATTGAAATAGTTATACCAGTTGTAGGCAGTACTTATTCGTATGCGTAGATCCTCTTCAGATAATTCATCCTGATCCTCCCAAGTTGGTTCTGATCCCATGTACTTTTCGTCTAAAGATCGAGCGACTCTTGGTTCCTTACGTATTCTTTTACCGGATTTTAATAAGCTTGGTCGTCTAGCCATCAGCAAGTCCTTTTAATAAACTAGTCCATTCCGGTATACGAGCATCCCAGGAGTAGTATGCATCGACCCAGAGTTTTTGAAAACGTAACTTTTCATTGTGGTGTTCATCATCATACTGATCTATAATGACTTTAAGTATACTTGCAAATATATTCGCATGCGTATTATGATCTTCGTGGAACTGATACATATTCGCAAAGTTACCGGACGTCTCAGGCAGTGCAGCATAGTTAGGGCATACGATAGCAAGTCCTCCACTCATTGCTTCCAGTAGAGATATACAAGACGTCTCAGGCCAGATGTTAGGGTATGCAAAGATATGAGCTTGCTTGAGATACTCGCGTACAATGCTATTATCAACCGATCCATGATAGGTAATACCAGGATGATCCTTACACCTTTGAAAGAGTTCCTGATACGGTTCATCTCTCTGTGGCCATCCATATATATTGAATGAAGAAAACACATCGAGATGTATCTTATCCTGATACCCTTGTTCCCATAAATGTTCGAACACCGGTATGAGTAACTCGAGACCACGGTGCGGAGTTGTATGATATATAAGTCGTACGATATCGGTATCTTTTTTATGTTCTTCTATCGGAGTGATTGCATTCTTTAGTACAACCGACTCATGATACGGAATACCATGACCCATATGATATGTCTGAAACTGATAATTGGATACGAACACCAACTTATCAAATCTACTACGAGAGTCTGCTTCTCTTAGATGTTGCGCCTCAGGATCGTCCCATGTATCATGCAGCCATAAAATATTCTTCTTGTCCTCGCTGATATCTCGAACACGAGAACATATGATGTTAAACTGATCAGCAAGATTAGGATCGAGTCTTTCAAGAAGACCCTCCTTCATCATTTCAGTTCCACCGCGTGCAGCAACTACATCACCGTTTTCATCTACCGTTCCGCTGAACGGATCTTCCATTCCAGTAACTGTAAACTTCATAGCATTACCGTTTGTACACCAATGACTGAGTCAACTCGAAAGGATCGCCATCCTTCTTTCTCAAGATCCCAAACTGGAATAACATTATCTTTAAATGCAGGTTGTTCGTGACGCTCATCCTGTTGCTGTAGTTGACTCTTTACAGAATCAGGAAGACGATCTTCATTCAGAGTACAACGCATCAGACGTTCTTCTCCGTTCACTTTAGTAAAATGTACATCACATACGTTTGTCTTTAGCATAGAAATGATATCAGACTTCTGCACTTGTAGTTCCTTTCATAATAAACTTCTTATTTGGATTTGGCCAAACATCCTTTGCCTTAATACGAATAAAACGCTTGTTGGTCTCATTCGTATTAGGGTTAGGAACGGTAAGCATAACATTCTTACCAGCCGCAAATGCAGCCTGCTTATTCAGCACTACTGCTAGATCGTTTGAAACGTATTCCCGACGGGCTGCATTACGAGCCCACTTAGAAACATTAGGCCGTTGGCCTTGACTGACAAAACCTTTGGACTTGCCACCCTTCTTGCGTGCCATCTCG